GAAGGCGGATTAGTAGAGTATGATAACTTTATTCCGCAAATACGTGTTGTAGTGCCTTATGTTAAACAGTGGAACTATAATACTATGGTTAAGATTGACGACAAAGACTTTAAAGCAAGTAACCCGGGTGTTTGGTGTCATAGCTTGCACGACTTAATGGATCGAGAAAAATTTACCGATTGGTCTAAATATGGCCTTGACAAAGTTATTAAATGAAAGTATACTAATAATATGGAACAACGTGAATCATATCATAACTATATGGGACGTAGAATGAGAGAGGAAGATGCTAAAATGGCAACTGAAAATGCACTAAATAAAGCAGACAGAAGTATTTGGGTAACCTTTAGAAAAGAAGGTGTCCATATGTATCCAGGAGCAGATAGTGATCCAAAATTGGCAACAGGTGATTGGGACGATGTGTCGTTTCTTGGTATTCCTCATCGCCATATCTTTCACTTCAGGGTGCGCATCGAAGTGTTTCACAACGATAGAGACATCGAGTTCATCCAATTCAAAAGATGGCTTGAAAGATTATATTCTGGACAGAGTACGACCGACGGTGAAGTGCTTGTTCTAAATCATAGATCGTGCGAAATGATTGCAGACGAATTATACGAAAAAATCGCTACAAGGTACCCCAGCCGCTTTGTAGAGATTGAAGTCGCCGAAGATGGCGAAAATGGCTGTTCAATTTACTATCCTAAATGCTAATAAAAGAGAGAAACTTAAAATGGCAAATAACTTCCCTCCAGTCAACAAGATTTTTGACGATTTGGACAAGTTCCGCGACTACTGTCGCTTTGAAGGTAAACCTTTTGATGAAAAGGATCTTTACAAGAAAGATGCTTGGGTGTGGCAAGCCTACGGCAAGTATCAAAACTACCTTCGTGCAAAGGCCCGTAATGGGGGCCGTGATTTTAAACAACGGAGAAACTAAATGACTATTCATATTGTAGACATCGAAGCAGTAGATACACGCTATACTAAGCAATGGAAAGAATTTCTTCCAAGGCAACTGCAACGAGCTACAAATGAAGATGTAAAAGTCATTAGTGGCGGAGAAACACCTCAGGCAACAACGCCTGGGGCTTTTCTTAACTTTGGCGGTACTAACGTTTATAAAAGTAAACAACTAGAAACTATTGGTGAAATGTTCTGTAAAGGACAAGTCAAAGACAATGACTACTTCTTATACACAGATGCGTGGAATCCTACTGTTATACAATTAAAGTATATGGCAGAGTTACTAGGTGTTGATATTAAACTTGGTGGCTTATGGCACGCCGGCAGTTATGACCCGCAAGACTTCTTAGGAAGACTTATAGGTGATAAACCTTGGGTACGTCACGCAGAAATGTCAATGTTTGAATGTTATGATGATAACTTTTTTGCAAGTGACTTCCATATTGATATGTTTACAGATGTAATGATGGAAGACTATAGTATTGATTATGATAAAATACATCGTGTAGGATGGCCTATGGAGTATCTAAAGAATAGTTTAGATAGTTACAAAGGTATGGAGAAGCGAGACTTAATTTTATTTCCACACCGTGTTGCTCCAGAGAAGCAAGTTGACATCTTCAGAGATCTTGCAATGCGTTTGCCGCAATACGAGTTTGTAGTATGTCAAGAACAACAACTTACTAAAAATGAATATCATAATTTACTAGGCGAAGCTAAGATTGTGTTTAGTGCTAACCTACAAGAAACACTTGGTATTAGTTGGTATGAAGGTGCATTAGTTGATGCTATTCCTATGGTACCAGATAGACTAAGTTATGCTGAAATGGCATTACCTGAGTTTAAGTATCCAAGCGAGTGGACTGAAGATTATGATGCTTATCTACATCACAAAGACAAAATTATTGCACAAATTGTAAACTATATGGAAAACTTTACTGATTTACAAGTGTCGTTAGAGAAACAGCGTACTAAACTAAACAAAGAATTTTTTAGTGGTGCAGAACTTTATAAGGCAATAGCAGATGAATGACGATTTTGTATATACGTTACCAGATACTTTTGAGTTAAGTGACGATCAAATTACACTAACAATTGATTCAGATTATACTTCTGACGGTACAATTACTATAGACACAAGTTCCTGGGATGATAGTTTTACTACTAGTCCTTCATCAATTTATACTACTGGTAATGGCAATGGCAATGTTAGTATCGAAGGTGAGTTAACAGTAGGTGGCGTAGACGTTATGCAGTCCATTAAAGACTTGCAACGTGTACTAGGTGTTGTAAGTAGAGATATCGAAAAAGAAGAAAAGTATTCAGGACTAAAACGTGCCGCAGAAGCATACGAACGTGAACTAGCAAAAATTGAAACATTTGAAACTCTAAAGGATTCGGTATAATGTTTAATTTCTTAAAAGATCGTAAACGTGTAATTAGAGACAGAGACAGTAACGAGCCGTACTTAGTTCGTTGGTATTTGTTTCTAAAGGACAGAAAGAACTTTCCTTTCAATATCACTTTGCACAAAGTACTAGTAAGTGATGAACCTACACTGCACGATCACCCTTGGAGTTATGCTACTTTTATTATTAAAGGCGGCTACTATGAAAATACTCCAAAAGGACGTTTTTGGCGTGGTCCGGGACATTTTCGCTATCGTAGTGCAGACGATTTACACTTTTTAGAACTTGCAAAAGACACAGAAGGTAATGAAATACCTTGTTGGAGTTTGTTCTTTATGGGTAAGAAAGCAACGGATTGGGGCTTCATTAAAGATGGAGAATGGATTCATAACGAAAAATACTTAGCTCGAGGTGCTAAAGAATGACAAATAAACATTATTATAATTGGCAGGATGTAGAGAATGCTTGCATCAACATTGCACTACAAATGTATAAAGACAAATGGCGTCCTGACTATATTGTAGGAATTACTAGAGGCGGAAATGTTCCTGCTACTATACTAAGCAATATGTTAGATGTACCGGGCCAAGCATTAAAAGTAAGTTTACGTGATGCTACAGACGAAAGTGAAAGTAATACTTGGATGGCAGACGATGCATTTGGTTATGTGAATGAAGAAGAACGTGTTAATACTAAAAGTCGTTGGGACATTAGTAAGCGTAAAAATATTTTAATTGTAGACGACATTAACGACACTGGCGCTACATTTAACTGGATCAAACAGGATTGGCAAGCAAGTTGTTTACCTGACGAATCTAGTTGGGGCACCGTGTGGCACAACAATGTTCGCTTTGCTACTATTACAGATAACTTATCAAGTGACTTTGATGGCACTGTAGACTATAGCGTACACGAAGTAAACAAAGCAGAACAAGATGTTTGGTTAGTTTACCCTTGGGAGAATGTAGGTGAATATTGATACATTAGAACAAGCACAACAAGACGGAAGAGCTCCGTGGACTAACGTAGAACTTGACACACGCGACTTTATTGTGTATAGTGACATTTATCCTGTAACCGAAGGACATACATTAGTAGTACCTAAACAGTCAACACAAGAAGAAATACTAAAATGTTTTAAATTTGCACTTGCTATGGGTAACGATAATGTAAAAGCATCCAGTAATAATATTACAGGATTTAATATTGGCCTAAATACTGGCGAAAGTGCGGGGCAAACTTGTATGTATCCGCACGTACATTTAATCTTCCGTCGTGATGGAGATATGGAAGATCCGAAAGGCGGCGTACGGGGCGTCATTCCATCTAAACAAAAATATTAAAAGGAAAGGAACTATGGACTTGAAGGAACAAATGATTAAAGCGGCAAGACTACACGCTGAAGCGGAGATAGAATTGCATAAGACTAACATCGAAGTTTATATGCAAAAAGTTGTAGGCATTGGAGAACACTCTGATATTATTGAAACAATTCAAAAAGAATTAGATGCAATGGCTACAGCACACGATCGTCTTGATATGTTAAACACATATTTTGTTTAATATACTTGACAAAAACCTAAATACAATGTATAATATAAGTTATATTGTGCATTGTATTATTAACGGCAATCCACTGCCTAAACATCGGAGATTAAAAAAATGGATAAATCCAAAGAGATAAAAGCCCGTTTGCAACAAGCAGACAAACGCTTCTGGGCCGGCGACAACATTTCAGACTTTATTAAAGACGGCGAAAAGCAAGTACTAATTGACGAGCTTGCTGTTAAGTTTGAAGACGTATTACAAGGTCTTGTAATAGATACAGAAAACGATCCTAACAGTAACGGTACAGGTAAACGTCTTGCAAAGATGTATATCAATGAACTAATGGCAGGACGTTATGAACCAATGCCGCCTGCAACAGCATTTCCAAATGATAGCGATGATCGTTATGAAGGTATGTTAGTTGTGCGTAGTGAACTTACAAGTATGTGTTCACATCATCACCAGATAGTTAGAGGTGTAGCATACATTGGTATTATTGCATCAGACAAGTTAATTGGGTTAAGCAAGTATACACGTATTGCACAATGGTGTGCTATGCGAGGTACACTACAAGAAGAACTTGCAAATGACATTGTACGTGAAATACAGAAAGCAACAGGTGCAGAACACTTAGGTGTTTATGTACAAGCAACACACGGTTGTGTTGAGAACAGAGGTGTTAAGGCACACAGTAGTCTTACACAAACAACTGTACTAAAAGGTGCGTTTAAGGATGACGCAGGTACAAAGAAAGAGTTTATGGATAATATTAAACTCCAACAAGAATTTGCTTGTGGGAAGTAGAGTATGAAACTTAGATATTCAGAAGCGTTTTATAGCGTACAAGGCGAAGGCAAGTTTGTAGGAGTACCTAGTGTATTCCTACGCACCTTCGGTTGTAACTTTCGTTGTATGAACTTTGGTGTTGATACTAAAAAGAATCGTACAGAGTTACACGCAGAAGGACAGAGATACAATGCAGAAGTTAAAGATTTAATCGATGCAAAGGTACACGAAACAACTGAAAAATTTGAAGACTTGCCTATTATTCATACAGGCTGCGATACATACGCAAGTATATATCCCGAGTTTAAACATTTTAACAAACAAGCAGAAGTTGACGAAGTAGTTGAACATTTGCTATCACTTACACCTAATGGTAAGTGGATACAAGATAATGGACAAGACGTTCATTTGATACTAACGGGTGGCGAACCATTGTTGGCGTGGCAACGATTGTACGTAGAATTATTTGAACATCCACGTATGAGAGACCTAAAAAATGTTACATTTGAAACAAACACTACACAACCTTTACACAACGAGCTCTACGACTATCTCAACAATAGCGACAGACTTACGATCACTTGGAGTTGTTCCCCAAAACTTAGCGTTAGCGGAGAACCTTGGGAGACTGCTATTAAGCCTGATATTGCTCGTGAGTATACTAGGGTTTCTGATAGTGAACTTTATCTCAAGTTTGTTGTCGCTACTCAAGATGACTTTGAAGAAGTTGAAAGAGCTGTGGACGCTTACAGAGGTGCCGGGGTACAGTGTCCGGTATATCTTATGCCGTTGGGCGGACGTAGTGAAGAATACGCCCTCAACGTTAAAGACGTTGCTGAAGCGTGTATGGAAAAAGGATGGCGATTCACGCCAAGACTCCACATTTCCTTATTCGGAAATGCCTGGGGTACTTGATTCAAATATGAATTATAAAAACGAACAACACGAACGAGCTATGAAAGCACCTATTAATGATGGTGGCAATTTAGAGAAACGTGCAAGGGAGGCAGGACTATGAAACAATTTATAAAAAAACTAACAGGACTTGATAAACTTGAGAAAGAAAAAGAAGCCCTACAAAAAGAACGTAAAAGAGTTAGTAAACTAACTCCGGAAGAAGAACGTCGAGAAGCACTTGATAAAGAAAAAGCACAAGCAACTAAAGACAATAAACCTTGGGTTGCTGTATTAGACACTCAAGTAAATGCAGATAATATTAAAAATGGGTTTTTTGAACTTGATTGGAATAACGAGTTTATTGAACAATTACTTGATGCAGGTTATAGTGGTGAATCAAACGAAGAGATTGTCGATCAGTGGTTTAAAACTATTGTAACGCAAATGCTTCAGGAAGACGGACAAGATGCCGATCGAGGTATGGGATATGTTAATGTCGTACCCATCGATAAAGGAAAGAGTGAAGTATCTTAATACTTGACAACAGCCAGATCTGGTGTTATAATAGTATTATAATTAACACAAAGGCAAAACTATGATAGAATTATTAGGCATTACATTACTTGTTGCATTCGTACAGAATGGCGACTTGTTCTCATTATGTATATCGGGGTGTTCGTAATATGACAACTTATGTATTAGTAGATACACTTAATACTTTCTTTCGTGCAAGGCACGTAGTACGTGGCGACATTGACACTAAGGTTGGTATGGCATTACATATTACACTTAATAGTGTTAAGAAGGCTTGGCAAGACTTTGATGCGGACCACGTTGTATTTTGTTTAGAAGGACGTAGTTGGCGTAAGGACTTTTACGAACCGTACAAACGCAATCGTAAAGAAACACGCGATGCAATGACTCCTGTACAAGCAGAAGAAGATAAAGTATTCTTTGAAATATTTGATGAGTTTAAAAACTTTATTGATACAAAAACTAATTGCACCGTTATACAGAATTCTGTGTTAGAAGCAGACGATCTTATTGCAGGTTGGGTACAATCACATCCTAATGATAATCATATTATTATTAGTACAGACGGAGACTTTGCACAACTTATTGCACCTAACTGTAAACAGTACAACGGTGTTAGTAATACTACAATTACACACGAAGGTTACTTTACAGACAAAGGCGATCGTGTAATTGACAAAAAGACTAAAGAGCCTAAGCCTGCACCCGAACCTGACTTTATGTTGTTTGAGAAGTGTATGCGTGGCGACACTAGCGACAATGTGTTTAGTGCATATCCAGGTGTACGTAAAAAAGGTACTAAGAACAAAGTTGGCCTTATTGAAGCATATGAAGATAAAGGTACAAAAGGTTACAACTGGAATAATATGATGTTACAACGTTGGACTGATCACGAAGGCGACGAGCACCGTGTACTAGATGATTATACACGTAATGTTACACTATGTGATTTGACTGCACAACCTGATGATATTAGAGAAATAATTAATAATACTATTGCAGAAGTAGAACCTAAAGAAATATCACAAGTTGGTATGAGACTTATGAAGTTCTGTGCTAAATGGGATATGCAACGTATTGCAGATCAGGCGGCTACTTTTGCAGAACCATTACAAGCGAGGTATCCTAAATGAGTATAAAAACAAAAACTATTCTTAAAGATAAATTTTGGATTTTAGAAGATGACGGTGTACGAATTGGTACAATATCATTAGCAGACGAAAACCGTTTTATGTTTAGTGGAGTTGAAGGTACAACGTATTTTGATAGTAAAAAAGCGTTAAAAAATACGTTTGGTGATAATGTATTAATTAACGATATTACTTTACAAAATGAAAAGACCGTTAAGGCTGATAAAGATGTACACGGGTTTCCGACAAGCACAATCCCTTACAATACAATGTTAGATGTAAAACGTAAATTACCATTATTTACAAAAAGTTCTAAAAGTAAAAGTTTATATTGTGCAGGTTATTACATTATTCACTTTGATAAAGGATGGGTTAAAAGTTTCTGTCCTAAACTAATTACTGTAGAACGTTATGATACAGAAGGTCCATTTAAAAATGATTTAGAAATGCGTACAGCATTGAGTAAAGCAAATGCAAAATGAACCTTTAAATACCTCTAGCATACAGCAATTTATTATGCAAGTTAAAAACGCTGATGCTAGTAATGCTAGAGAAGTAAAACTTACATTGCCGCAAGCTAAGAACTTAGCATACACACTGGGCATTGTAATGGCACGTCTTGAAGGCGACCTTGAAAGATACGTAAAGGACAACAGTAGCGGAGGCGATATTGAAGTACGTCTCGACGGCGGAAGCAACTGGAAGTAAACTACGTAGATAACTCAAAAAAGAGATAAATATATGCGTATATAATTTAAGGAGTATACGCATATGAGCAGGCCTAAACCCACTGTATTACTAGAATACATAGATAAAAAGACTTATAGAGCAGAACAAGTATTAGATGCTACTGCTATTTGGGCTGTATTTTATAATGGCAAACCATTTAATTTAAAAAGCAGTAACTCTATTACAAATTATCCTGGACCAAAATATAAGAAAGTTTCTTTTTCAAATCCTGGTCACGCACACAATCTAGCAAAAAAATTAAACGAAATGTTCAATACTGATGAGTTTAAAGTATATATGATGTCTAGTGGTGAAGTAGTAACTGAAGAATGAACTGGAAAGAAACATATACAAAAATCTTTCTTAATCAATTAGGTAAAACTTCAAATGATATTACAGTAAAAGAATATTTGCCCTTGTGGTGGAAGAACACTAGAGACAAGGGAGGACTGAGATTAACTGATACTGGATTTGACATCTTAACTGAAATTGAGTTAGCTTCATACGAAGTACCGTATCCTAAAGATATGCCAATGACTACTCAGGTTGTTATATTTTTAGATAAATTTATCGATTGTCCATATTATCTTACTAACAAAGCAATACACGTTACTAGTGAAAAGAAAGCAATGGAATTACACTTGTTTAGCGGAGATTTGCGCAAATATGGACTGGCAAAAGCATTAAAAAGACAAAATAATTAAAAAAACACTTGACATTCAACTCATTTGAGCGTATTATATATACATAGTAAGAAATTACTTAGCACTGATTATGACAATTGAGGAATACGAAATGGAAAATGTAGCACTACGCACAGTAAGCCCTAACAAGGCAAAAACATCAATTAAACACGCAATGAAAAAGAAGCGTCCAATCTTTCTTTGGGGGCCTCCAGGTATTGGTAAATCTGAGGTAGTTGAACAAATTACTAATAGTTTGCCTAACTCACACTTAATTGATATTCGTTTATCACTTTGGGAACCTACAGATATTAAAGGTATTCCATATTTTGACAGCAACTCCGGTACTATGGTATGGGGTTCTCCAGGCGAACTTCCTTCAGAAGAGTTTGCAAAACAATTTGATCATATTGTACTGTTCTTAGATGAAATGAATTCTGCGGCACCTGCTGTACAGGCGGCTGCATATCAACTTATTCTTAATCGTAAAGTTGGAACATACAAACTGCCAGACAATGTATCAATTGTTGCCGCAGGTAACCGTGACGCAGATAAAGGCGTCACATACAGAATGCCAGCACCGTTAGCTAATCGTTTTATTCACTTAGAATTAGCAGTTAGTTTCAATGACTGGTTTGACTGGGCTGTAGAAAACAAAATACACAATGATGTAGTAGGATTTTTACAGTTTAGTAAGAAAGACTTATACGACTTTGATCCAAAGTCACCAAGTCGTTCATTTGCAACGCCTCGTACTTGGTCGTTTGTAAGTGAATTAATTGAAGATGACCTCGATAATGAGACTACAACTGATCTTGTATCAGGAGCAGTTGGTGAAGGTCTTGCTGTAAAGTTTATGGCACACCGTAAAGTAGCGGCATCAATGCCTAACCCAAGTGACATTTTGTCAGGTAAGGTTAAAGAGTTGAAACAGACAGAAATCAGTGCAATGTATTCCTTGACTATTTCACTCTGCTACGAACTAAAAGAAGCGTCAGATGCAAACG